ATTTTCTGTATCCTTAATAATTCTTCTTCTGGAATATCAGGATATTGCTTTTTTAATTCAGGTATTGTAATAGACTTTACTTCACCAACATAGTATATATCTTCAAAATTAGGATCTTCAGTATATGAATAAACCATATAAGAAGGATCAACATAGTCTATTGTTATTCCTTCAGTTTTATTAAAATGAGTTTTAGAAGCTCCTATACCTAACACTGTTAAGTCATAAGCTATTCTTCTTTTTGTCTCTTCGTATTTGTTTTTTGCTAAAACATTACTAATTACCTCTTCTTCGGCTATTTCAACTTGTTGCTTGTAGTTCATCTGCATATACAAGTCTAATTCTTCTTGACTAGCTGGTAGCTCTTCTGGGTTAGAAGTTTTAAATAAATCTAATCCAAGTTCATTTTGAAACTCGTCTAATATTTCTTTTGTATTTATATCTCTTAATAAAGCTTCTGCATATTCTGTTTTTTGATGAGTAGAATATGGATCTTGTGCAACTGTGCTTATTTCGTAAGATTTATTAGACATACCATTTACTACTATGTCAACAAACTTTGATATAACATTAACTGGCTTCCAGTCTAAGTTTAAATAAGACAGGTCACCATTAATTGACATTTCATCTTTGTACTTAGCTATTGATTGCTCTCCTCTTGCGTATAATCTTAATTGATGAAAGTTACTATAAGCTTGTGCATATCTGTTTCCTGATCTTCCTTCTTGAAACCATTCTCCTTCTATAGCTCTACCTACTTGAATCCCATAGTCTAAGCTTGCTTTTTCTTCATCACTAACCACTTGGCTAGGAAAAGAGCTATTTGTATTAGTTTCGATCCTCATTTATTTAAGTATTTTTGAAATGTTTCCACTATTGTTATATCTTTTAATCCCTAAATCTATAGACTTGCGTTCTTTTTTTGCAATAGGTATATATCTATTCTTATTACAAGCCATTAAAGCTAATCCAGAACTTATAGATGCATCATGCTTTGTTCTATTATTAACATTAAACTTAGCCCAATCATTTAAGGTCCTTTGAAAATACATATCTCCGTATCCAGTTTCCAGTATACCAACATGTGTATTTATATATGTTTCTATAGCAGCTGCGTGAGCTTGCTTAATATCTTCGCTGGTATTTGGTATACCACCTATTTCTCTTTCTGTGGCTGATAGTTTGTTCCAAACTTTATCTGGCCTGTTCATTGAGTAACCTCTATAACCTCTTCTTTTAAAATGATATAAAAGTCTTGGTTTGTTATTCTCTGCTAATATAGGCATACCGTAAAAAACACAAGCCATTAAAACGTCTTCAAAGAATATTTCTGCGGTTTGTGGCCTAGCTATATATTCTAAAAAAAACTGATTAGGTGGTGCATCTTCCATACTAAACTTAGTAAGTCCATGTAAAGCCCCATTAGAACCTCTACCATCTACAGTTCCTGATATGTCATAGCTATCACAACCAAAAGCTCCCATGTGCTCATTACCAGGGTGTTTACTACCGTTTTTTACAATTACTCTATTTTGCAAATGTATAGGCGGTACCCACGATATGTTAAACCTTCCATCTTTATTAGGAACAAAAATTACTCTTGTGTCTTGAGTAGCATTTTCCCACTGAAAGCTTCCAACTGTTACAAGCGACTGGTTGTTCAAGTCTACATTGTAATCTATTTGCTCGTATATTTTAGTTAGGTTAAATAAAGACTCTTTTGCTTCGTCTCTAAAAGCATGTTCCTCTGTTCTTGGAAACTGCCTGTAATATTCGTTTAACCCGTCTTGATCTTGCTTTAATCCTTCTACTTCGTTATTCCAGTGATCTATAACACCTTGCGTTATCTTTTCACCAAAGTTGTCATCAACTGGTTCTTCTGGTGTGTCAAATACTGGATGACCGTATTTATCTATAAAACCTTCATAGTTCCACTCCATTGGTATAAACAAAGAATACAAGCCTGAGCTTGTTTGACCATTAGCGTTTCTTTTTTCTACATCTGAGTTGTAGTATATCTTTTTGAAGTTTTCACCTCCTTTATCTAAAGAGTTTGATGTTGAACCCATCATACACTTACCTATTATCCTGCTACCTAACCGTAAACATGTTTTAGTAATTCTCCAGTTGTTTAGTATGTTCGTGGGCTTTTCCCATTTACCTGATTCATCGTGGACTAAAAGCTTTAGCTTTTCACCATCATAAGAGTTATCACCTGTATTTTTCCAGTCTATGGTTGTATCAAGGCCGGATATTTCTTTAAGCTTTTCGTTATTGTCCAGCTTTTTTCTTGTGAACTTTGTCGCTGGTACTCTATAAGCCAGTTCCGTTTTTGGCCGATCCATTCCATCTTGTATTGGTTTAAAAAAGAACGGGTAGTTAACTGATATTGGAACAACTTTATCAGTGAACATCTTTTTAGCATCTGGTCCTGATTTTGATAGTATACCAAATCTGGAGTCTGTCGATATTGTTGCAGCGTTGACTGTTTCACCTGATGCCATAAATGAGAATCCACTCCGTCTATTTTTAAGGTAGCACATGCCATAGCTTCTTCTATCGGCCCTACAAGCTTCCCAGAATATGTAGAACAATCTGTTCGATTCACGAAAATTGGGGTGGCCAACGTCAATCTTACTCCACTGCAAGTACATATAGTGAGTGCCAGTAATATATGTAGGCTTATCTTTGTTAATAAACCAAAAGCCTTCTTCGCGTTTTTTAAATTCATCATCTATGTAACCGTACCATTTTTCTTTAAACTCGCTAGGATATTCTTCCCAGTCAAATACAGATTTTATTTTGCTTAATTCTTTAGGATATTCTGAGTATTCCCAGGTATTACCATCAAAAACATGAGGTTTTTCTTCTTTTGGTAAAGCTATTTTTAAACCTTGTATCTCGTATATTTCACCGATCTTACCTGTTTTACTTATTATAACTACGTCATGTTCTTCATTGTAACCGTACTCCCACTTGGCATACCTATTAGTTCTTTTTAAAACCTTAGGTTTTATATAGTTATCTAGTATTTTATATAAAGTTTGCTGATACATTACTTAGATCTTCCTTCAGCAAAGCCTTTAAAAGTTTTTTCTTTTGCTACTTCTTTAGGCTTATCGTTTAACATATCTTCTTCTTCTTGTATTCTTGTAAGAATTTCAAAAGCATCAAATATTGCTAACTTTTTTGTAGCGGCAGCGTTTTTAAGTCTGTCAGCTGATATATCGTCTCCTGAGTCAACAATCTTTTCTTGCGCTACCTTTATTAATTCCTCAACTGCTTTTCGCCCAGCTCGGATTATACTCAATTTCGTTTCCTTGTTGCTCATACTTAATTACAATATCATTTGATTTCATACAATATAATCGCTCTCCGTCTATGAAAAATTCATATTCACCGTCTGGTGTGTAACCAACCATATCTCCTGGAGTGATTTTAAGAGCTTCTAAGGAGCTATTACCGTATTTTAATATACCAACAAGCTCGCGTTCTTTATCTAACGTTAGATCGTTATCACTTAAAAGTGGTTTTACAAAACATCTATTGTTAAACGTGTTCCAATTTTTTTTGTTTTTGTACATATAGACCTGGTCCATTGCAACAAAATATAGGTTTTCTGTAAACTTTGATCTACTTGTTTTTTGCTTACCTCTTATATCTCTAAATGTTCTAAAAACATTGTGGTGTATTACTATAATATCACCTTCAGATATTTTGGTTTTATAAGCAAGTGGTGTTGAAATAACTTTAGCCATATTGCTAACTGCTCTAAAATTATCTAAATCAGCATTAGTTACAAGGCTTTTGTCACCTACTTTTATTTCATTATTGTATTTACCATTTAATGGCTCTACAATAAAATCAAATAAGCTTTTCATTTAGTATTCTAAATCATACTCTATTGACACAGCCATATTGCAGTTAAACTTTTTCCAAGGTATTACCTCATCTTTTTTCTTGATGTGGATACTATATGAATCGCTTTCTTCGTCATGTAGTATATGGGAGATTTCGTGTCCCCCATATACTTGTTGACCAACTGCGTAGTGCATTGCATCGTTTTTATAATCAGAACCTATACTTATTTTTCTGATTATATTAGTCATTATCTTCCTCAGGAATTAGCTCGTAAGATCCATCTTTTAAATCGATGTTAACCTTACCGTATTTTTCTTCAAGTTCCTTTTTAATAACTTCCATTTGCTCAGACTCTTTAGCGAACATTGTTACTAGGTCTGCTTTACGCAGCTCGCCAGCACCAATCTCTCCTTGGATCTGTACCATTTTGTTATTAAGCTCAGTAACTTGCTTAAGCTCTTCCGGGGTTATTTTGCTATTTTCTTCCATTTGATTTAATTTAATTGTTTTCATTTGTTTTTATTATTACCTATATTTTTACCTTTTTCCCACGTTCTACCAACAAAGTACGCACCGTACACAGTTACTAGTAATGATTGAAAGATAGGTATATAAGTCGGTTCTATTGTAAAACCACCTATGTTACCATCAAAGAAAGCACACAATGTAAAGATAACTGTTAAATACACAATAATCAATGGTCTTATGTTTTTTGATAAAAAGCTATCAGACTTCATATCAGACTCCCATCTTTTGGTAACTTGTTGTTGAGCTTCGCTATCTGCTTTTACAAGTATTTCTTTAATAGCTTTTTGAGCATTTAACTTCTCCTCTTTTGATGTTGTTAAGTTATCTAAAACTTCGCCAACTTGCTTGACTACACCACCACTTAACAATTGTAATAACTTACTCATGATTTTTTATAAGCTTCTTTTTCCCAAGGTAAATTCTTAGCTCCTTCAACCATAGTAGACCTAGGATATTTTTTACCTTTCCAATAAACATAATTATTATCATAATTAAGATCTCCTCTTTCCATTTGGTCAAGATGAACTTTTTCATGAGCAATAGCTCTTTTTTTGTCTTTTGCAGACAAGTCTTTGTCTATTAAAATAGAGCCATTATTATTAGCCTCTCCCATTACGCCTTGATCAAGATCTCTCTCATATATAGGTGTATTGCAAGTGCAAATAGGAGACTCCATTTTAAAAGCCATATTACTTCTTCTTGTAAAGTTTAGCTGGAGACTTCATCATTTTAAGAGCAGAGTGCTTAGACATCCAAGATCCACCCATTTTCATTGGTGACTTTTCACCCATTTGCATAGGAGATTTACCAGCCATTTTAGCAGGAGTCTTCATCATTTTAAGAGGCATATCTTCAATAAGATTACTTTTTTCTTGAGCAGCAGATTCTCTTTTCATTGGAGATTTAGCCATCTTCATTGCGGATTTGTCAGCCATCTTCATTGCAGATTTGTCAGCCATTTTATTTGGTGATTTCATAATTGTTTTTAATTTTTATTATTTATTTATCGCGTTTATAATCTTTATCTGCACGGTGCAGTTGATTTTTTGTGTCATAGATTAATTCTCTATCGTGAATCATCTCTTGCTTAGCTCCTTTATCACCAGCCTTATATTTTTTATCAGCTCTGTGAAGTTGGCCTTTAGCGTCATAGATAAGTTCTCTGTCGTGAACCATTTCCATTTTTCGTGAATGACGAGCATTACCCGAGTATTCACCATAGTGTCCTTCTTCCATATTTATTATTTTACCATTTAACTTTATCAGCCCAATAAGCAGCTGACATTTTACCTTTAGCTATATTTTT